ATGAGATTTGATAAAGAAGAAGCCGTCAAGAGGTGGAACAGGAGAGCTGGGAATGACAATCAAAGAACAGAACGCACTTGATCTGCAACGAGCATGGAAACGATTCCTGAAGGAGCAACATGAAAAAGCGAAAACTAAAAAAGAAAATCAAAAAGCTGAAGAAAAAGATTGATTGGTATCATCACAGAATGGTCAGCAACATTCTATCAAACACAATGAGGGAGAGAACAGGATGCCGTTAAAAATCAAAAGAATTGTACAGATTGAAGACCATGTGCAAAACATCAAAATCAAAGGGTTTGTCAATTTTTATAGCGGTTGTGGGCGAGAACACCAACCGATGACAATCATGGGTAGTGTACGAAAGAAAAATTTCTGTGTGCGAACCAATGGAAACAACACTTTGGGCGAAATTGTGAAAATGATTGTGGAGGAGTTGAAATGACTAATTTCATTGAATCATTCATCATTGGTGGCATCTGCCTGATCTGCGGGTTTTGGATTGGTGTCCTGTTTGGAAGGGAAGTGTTCAGGTGAAAGAACTGAAGATGGTATTTTATGGTGAACCAGTTGCACAGGGCAGACCACGATTCACAACCATAAACGGATTCAAAAGGGCATATGACCCAGTAAAATCAAGAAATTTCAAACAGTGGGTCAGGTTGTGTGCAATCCAAGTTGTAAAGCAAATAGATGGCTTTAAACCATTTGAAAATGCCCTGTGCGTTGATGTAACTTTTTATAGACACATCCCATCCAGTTGGAGCAGGAAAAAGCGTATGGAAGCAGATAGTGGCATTATAAGACCTATCACAAGACCTGATTGTGGAAACTATGAAAAAGGATTCTATGATGCCCTGACAGGCATTGTGTGGGTTGATGACAGTATAATCACCGACAAGAATGTCAGAAAGCGTTATACGGCAGATTTAGCAAGGATAGAATTGAAAATAACCGAGGTGCAATCATGCTGAACGAAAGAAACAAATCTTTGTGTTGGCGAGTATTAGCGAAATACGGATGTGAACACCAACTGAACATGGTCATTGAAGAATGCAGTGAACTGCAAAAGGCGGTTTGCAAAATTCACAGGGATGACGGACACATCACTGAAGCACATGACGAAAACCTGCGTGAAGAACTGGTTGATGTGTTGGTTGTCTGTCAGCAGATGTTCCTTGCATTAAAAATGGACGAAGATGACATCAACCGAAGGGCAGGAAGTAAACTGGAGAGGGCATTGCAATGAAACCAACCGACAAAGCAAAGATGTATCTGAACTGGGCATTCTACTACAAAAACAAGGCTGAAGTGCTTGCTGACAAAATCGAAGTGTTGCGATCAAGAGCAGAGAAGATCACCGCATCATATCAGGATGCACCTGTCTTCGGTTCGTTTGAAGACCATCGACAAGCAACAATGTCTGAAATGGTCGATTTGGAACGTGAACGGAAAAAGATGTATCACCAGTGCCTTGCCAAACTGGACGAAATCCGTTTCGCAATCGGTTTGGTCGATAAACCCATTCCAAGACTGGTGCTTGAATTACATTACATAGAATTCATGGAATTCCCTGAAATAGCTTTCAAACTGCACTACACGACCCGCCACATCACAAACCTACACGGGTATGCACTGGAAAACTTGGTCAAACAAAACAAAAGGATCGTGGACAATGGTGGCAAACCCTTATTCTGATAAACATTTCCTTTTTTTTCCTAACAAACCATGATAAAATGGTATTGTGGAATGGTGCGGAATAAACAACCGCACCTTTTTTGTTGCTCGAATGGGAAACATCCTCACACAACATTGCCATTCTTGGTGTTAGACTTATTCGCAACAGATTCCACAGTGTGTCCTCCTATTTGGTGGCATCCTTGCTCCTTGGGTGTCACCATTTTAGGAGGTTTTATTTTGTAAAGGATTGACATATCATGCCAGTGACCGAAAAACAAATGGCAAACTTAATACCGCAGAATAAAAGGTCGCAACGAGAACGCAAAGAAATTGCGAGGATGGGTGCTGAAGCAACCAACAGAGTAAAGGCAGAGAAAAAAACCTTGCGACAGTGTGCTGAATTATTCGGTGCTATGCCTGACATCAAGACCGCAGAGGAACTGAAGTCACAGGGCATTGATGCCGATGGTGTCACGCAGAACATGGGTGTGATATTCGGTCTGTATAAGTCAGCCAAGCGTGGAAACAGTAATTCTGCAAGGGTCTTGGCTGAACTGGTTGGTGAACTGAAACAGCAACAAACCAATGTGACAGTGACCACCAATGTGAATCCGTTTGCCAATCTTACCGAGGACGAACTGCGAAAATTGGCAAAAGAAGATTGATTTTAGATCTGTTTTTGACAGATTCATGCAAACAAAATGCAATTTCTTCCAAAAAACTGGGGGAAACACAATTTTGATTGTAATATTTATGCAATTTAAGGTGCTGATGAAGTGGACAGGAAACTGATTGCACTGGGTGCGAAATGTGAACTGGCAAGAAGACATTTTTATGACTATTGTTTGCTGAAAGCACCTGAATTCTATAAACACGAATATCTGAAAGAACTGTGTGAAACCTTGGAAGGGTTCATCACTGGTGACGATGATGTCCTGATCGTGAATATGCCACCACGAGCAGGGAAAAGTCGCACGATTGGAAACCTTGTTGAATGGATTTTCGGCAAAGACCCAACAAAGAAGGTCATGACAGGTTCATACAACGAAACCCTGTCAACGGCATTCAGCAAGCAGGTCAGGAACACCATTCAGATGGTGAAGGCTGACCCATATATTCCAGTTTATTCGGATGTCTTCCCCAGTGTGAAGATTCAGCAAGGCGATGGTGCAATGAACCTGTGGTCACTCACAGGTGGGCATCAGAATTATCTTGCTACATCCCCATCAGGAACATCCACTGGTTTCGGTGCGAATGTCCTTGTGCTTGACGATATAATCAAGAACAGCTTGGAAGCGTACAATGCCACAATCAAACAAGGGCATTGGGAATGGTTCACAGGCACGATTCTTTCACGACTGGAAGAACATGGCAAGATCATCATTGTTATGACAAGGTGGGCAACGGACGACCTGACAGGAAGGGCACTGAAGCATTTCGGTGAACTGGGGCTGAAAATCCGTCACGTTGTCATGAAGGCGAAAAACGATGATGGCACGATGTTATGCGATGACATCCTGTCGGAAAAGTCGTTTGAAATCAAACGTGCCACGATGCCGAAGGACATCTTCCTTGCCAACTACCAACAAGAACCGATTGACATCAGGGGAAGGTTGTACACGACACTGAAAACCTATGATGGAGAGTTACCGAGATTCAAACAGATACGATCATACACAGATACTGCCGACACTGGTGCAGATTATCTGTGCTCGTTTGTTTATGGGGTGACCTTCCAAAATGAAGCATACATCCTTGATGCGTATTACACACAGGATGCAATGGAAGTCACCGAACCCGCCACAGCCGAAATGCTTCACCGAAACAAGGTCAATGTGGCACGGATAGAAAGCAACAATGGTGGACGAGGATTTGCAAGGAATGTTGACAGGTTGTTAAAAGCGAAACCTGACAACAAGACAGTGGTGCAATGGTTCACACAGACAAAGAACAAGATTGCAAGGATATTATCCAATAGCACTTGGGTGATGGAACACATTTATTTCCCTGTCGGATGGGAAAACCGATGGTCAGAACTGGCAGAATCCTTGCTGACATACCAACGGACAGGAAAAAACGCACACGATGACAGTTGCGACAGCCTGACAGGGATTTGTGAGGATGTCACCGAAGGGTTTGCGGATTGGAGTGGTTATCAATGATACCGAGCAGAAGAAAAGAACGGATGAGACAGGACGGATATTTGAATGCCATGTTTGGGCAGGGTTATCGTTTCACAGACCCCTTTGCCCATTACAGGCAAGGCATTGATTTCGTATCCGACCAACAGTGCACACATCTTTACACATACAACGGAATTGCAAAAGCGATCATTGACATTCCTGCTGATGAAGCAATGCGGAATGGGTTTGAAGTCGAAATTGAAGGCATGGATGATGATGCCATCAATCGTCAGGTGCAGTCGTTATGTGAAGACCTTGATGTGCAGTACAAGTTTTCGGAAGCACTGGCATGGGCAGATTTATATGGCGGTTCACTGATTGTGGTGATGGCTGATGACGGACGGAAACTGGACGAACCGCTGAATTATGATTCCCTGCGAAGGATTGAAAAGCTGAAAGTTTTCGATAAAACGAATGTGGTCGGTAGCACCCAATATCAGGATGCTTCAGCACCCCAGTATATGGATGTGGAGCAATACTACATCAACACATTCGGAAGCAATCCGATGTGGGTGCACGAAAGTCGTGTGTTGCGGTTCGATGGTGGAAGGCTTCCGTTATATCAAAGGAATCTTCGCCTTGGATGGGGTGCGAAACGCTACGAATCCATCAAGGAAGAAATTGAACGATACTGCAATGGTCACGAATACGCATTGCAAGCTTTGACCCGCTTGTCACAGGATGTTGTCAAACTGGATGGATTGACCAACATTCTTGCAACCGAAGGTGGAGATGTGGCGGTTCAAAAACGGATGCAGATGATTGACATGGTGCGTTCGATGATGAACAGCATTGCCATTGATGGTGCAGATGAATATGATCGCAAGGGTTTGTCCTTGTCAGGCATCAAAGAACTGTTGGAACAGTTTGAACTGTCCATTTGTGCGTGTACTGGGATTCCTGCAACGAAGTTGTTCGGAAGATCACCCGCAGGGTTGAATTCCACAGGAAAAGCTGACCTTGAAAACTATTACAACATGGTCGAAAACCTGCAAAAGAACAAAGTCAGACCGAACCTTGTGCGACTGGTCGAAATGTTGGGTGCTTGTCGTGATTACAACCTGAAGTTGCCCGACACATGGCACATTGATTTTGAACCCTTGTGGTCGATGTCCAAAGCGGAAAAAGCCGATGTGGAAAAGACCAAGGCAGATGCACAACGGCAGAAAGCTGATGCAATCACATCCCTTATCAACGCACAGGTTATTGATGCAACGGAAGCAAGGGCAACGATTGCGGAAGAAAAGGATTACATCCTTGACAGGTCACTGGATGACATCCTGAAGCGAAGTGGTGCTGAATGAAACGGATTGTTGCCAAAAAGAAATACAAATACCCGATGGGGTTGGAACGTGAGTATGCCAAACAACTTGCGGGATTAGTTGCAGGAATGTTCCGCACGATCCGAAAAGAAGTTCCCGACATGGTGAAACTGGTGAAGCAAAACCAAATCAGCATGGATGCGGAAGACCCCAATGATGCCCTTGATGACATGATGGAATACCTTGCTTCTGTCCTCCTGCTTTGGCAGAAGGCAGAACCATTTGTATATCGTATGTGGGATAAGGTAAACCGCTACACTGACAGGGAAATTCGTGAAATCTTTGTTGCGTTATTCGGCACACAGGTTTCGATGCGGGGATTGCGGGCAGAATGGACACAGCAACAGATCATCAGGGAAATGTCCGAGGAAGCAGAAAAGCGGAACATTGAACTGACCAAGGAAGAAATGGTTGCCATCGGTGCGGGCATTCTTCTTTCGGAAATGCTTTCGGCATCCGAGGAAAAACGCAAGGCAATTGAATCCATCCTGAAGAACCGACCCGCAGGTGCTGACATCATTGCATCCAGTGAAGCACAACTTGCACTGACTGCACAGGCAAAGTTGAAACAACTGGAAGAAATATGGGTCAGGGAAAACCTTGATTTGATTGGGTCACTGGAAGCCGAAACACTGCGGAAGCTTCGGGATGAATTGACACGACTGATTGCTGATGGAATTCCCGAAGACGAAATTGCTGACAGGTTGACGGAATTCCTTGAAAAGCAGTTGGAAGTGGAAACCAATCGGGCGGTTCTGATTGGAAGTGATCAGGTTGGGAAGTTGAATGGTCGGTTGATGCAATACTGGCAACAAAGTGCAGGGGTTGAAGAATACCGATGGCAGACAATGATGGACAACAGGGTGCGACCCGCCCACAGGGAACGGCAGGGATTAATCTTTCGATGGGATTCCCCACCACCTGACGGACACCCAAGCATGGCAATACGTTGTCGGTGTGTTGCCGACCCAGTGGTTGACCTTGACAAATTCGGGGTAGAACCAAGAGCAAAAACTTTCATATATGTTGATTAACCACCGCAAGGTGGTTTTTTCATGTTCATCTCGCTTATGGAAGGAGGTGAAAACGTGCAAAGATATGACAATTATTCATTTCAAGCGATAAAGACTGACGAAGGTTTTATTAAAGATGCACCGATTATTGGTCGCACAGGAATCCTTGAATACAGAAATGTGGACGGAAGCATCAGGCGAGAATATCGTCCACCTGAAGAAGCATTCAAGGCAGATTCCCTTGCCAGTATCAGGGGAAAACCGATCACAATGGGGCATCATGGACTGGTTACCACAGCCACATACAACCAATCCAAACCGATTGGCACTGTGTTGTCGGATGGTAGGCAGGACGGAAACAACATTCGTGCGGATGTTGTGATTTATTCCTTGGATACCGATGACAGGGAACTGTCCTGCGGATACCAAACGGAACTGGAAGAAACATCGGGTGTGACCCCTGAAGGCGAACATTACGATGCTATTCAACGGAACATCGTATACAACCATCTTGCGATTGTTCCAAGAGGTCGGGCGGGTAATGCCCGATTGAATATGGATGGTGAACAAATTTTTGAAATGGAGGTTGAAACAATGTCCGAGAAAATCAAGTTGGACAACGGCATTGAGTACGATGTTCCTGCCGAAATCAAAGTTGCATACAATGCAATGGTTGAAAAGGCTGACGAAACGAAAAAGGAACTTGATGCCATGAATGCAAAGTTCGATTCTGCCAGTGCGGAAATCGAAAAGTTGAAACAGGATGCGGAAAAAGCCGAAGCGGATTTCAAGGCGAAATTTGATTCTGCTGTCAAGGAAACCATTGAACTGCGTATGATCGCAGGAAAACATGGCATTGAAAAAGCAGATGAGATGACCAATGACGAAATCAAGCGGGCGGTTGTTTCCAAAGTACATCCGAACCTGAACCTTGATGGCAAATCCGCTGAATACATCGAGGTTGCATTCGACCTTGCAAAAGATACTGAAGTACAGCATCAGGATGCAATGGCAGAACAGCGGAAAGCGATGGGTGGGGAAATCCACCACGAAGATGAACTGGATTTGGAAGCCGTAAAGGCGAAATTCATGGAAACCGAATCCAAACTTTACAAGGAGGTAAAATAACATGGCATTATTCGATTGGTATTCCTATGGACAGGACAAAGGTCTTGCAGGAATGAAAGCTGATTCCACTGTTGATGTAATTGACAGCTACGCATCTGAAGGTGCGATTGCTTGTGGCAAAGCGGTTGAACTGGGCACTGACCCCGCAAAGCAGGTAAAAGAATCCGTAACTGCCGCCAATGTAATCGGCATTGCGATTTTTGAACAGAAGGTGGATGCATCTCCGTTATACCCTGACGAATATGCAGTACCTGTTATGACTTTTGGCGATGTATGGGTTGAGGTTGCCGAAGCCGTCACCGCAGGTGATGCAGTTTATCTGTCCACCGCAGGTGCATTCGGTTCTTCCACTGGTTCTGCTGTTACTGGCATGACCTACCTGACCAGTGCAGGTGTTGGCGAAAAGGCAATTGTTCGCATCCGTAAATAATTGAGGAGGTAAAGAGATATGGCTCGTAAAGTTTTTAAAGCTGATATGGACGAAGCAAAATATATTGAATCTTCCAGTGCGGGCAAGTGGAAACAGGACGATGCCCTGTTCATCGCACAGGAATTAAACTACATCAGAAGCAGGGCACTGGAAGTTGAGCATTCCCCGCTGAATTCCTTCAGGGTTTTCCCGCAGGAAACCGATGTTCCCGCAGGTGCTGAAACCGCACTGACCCTTGTTTATGACAGCATCGGTATGGCGAAAATCGTTGCTGATTATGGCGATGACCTGCCGAGAGCAGAAGCAGTTGGAACAACCATCGCTTCCAAAGTGTACACTGTCGGTGATTCCTATGGTTACAATTACGTTGAACTGGAACACGCCCGCATGGCGAAC